GTACCAAAAAGACTAACAGAAATGCAACGCAAATTCGCTGAATTATTAGTATTCGGTGATAATGGCAAAGCACTTACAAAGACAGAGGCAGCCAAATTAGCAGGCTTTAGTCCCAATAGATGTAGACAGGAGGGATATGAATTAACCAATCCCAAGATACACCCTTTAGTTGTGGACTATATCGGAAAGCTCAGAGAGGAGAAATTACAGAAATATATGGTAACATTTGAGGGACATATTGCGGAGCTTGATCGTATTAAAGAACTAGCACTTAAAAAAGGATCCTTCTCATCAGCTGTAAATGCGGAAACGAATAGAGGTAAAGCGGCAGGTTTATATATTGATCGTAAGATTATTAAGACTGGTAAACTTGAAGATATGACAGAGCAAGAGTTGGAAAATAAAATGAAACAAATATTAGAAGATTATGCACCTTTACTTAATGCAAAACAAATAGATGCCGACTCTACAGCTTCTGAATCTTCTTTACCCAAGCCCGAGGAATCATCGTCCGATCTCCAAAAGTAAAACCATCTTCATCTTTATCATAAGACGCAAATAATTTAATTGAGTTTTTATCTTTAGAATACAACCAACCTTCATTTACAGGTTTAGCTAACTGCATTTTATCAAATTCTTTATCAGTAGCCCAGCCAGAGTCACTGACACAATCGATCCACTCCACTCTGACTTTCGGATAAGGTATATCGGGAGCACTTTCAGCTGCAATTCTTTTTCGTCTTTTCCTAGGCATAACACCTTTTATCACCCCTATAAGAGTTATACCAGATAAATCACCTATCAAATGATGTCCTTATGCGCGCGCGAAGGCACCACTGACATAAATTTATGTCACTAAAATAGTTTTTGTCATAGTTTTTGTCATCATTTTAGCTAGTAATACCAATGCTTTTAGCTCATTCTGACAAAAAGACAAAAATTTTTTATGTTTTTTTTTAATGCACCTAATTTATTCTGTACATCTCTTATAGTTATGTATTTGCCTCTTTTTTGCCATAATATTTTCTCATTACTGACAATTTTTCCTCTGCCTTACCTATTTGACCTAACAATTTATCTATTTCCCCTGTAATATCTACATGTTCTGGTATTACTAAATTGTGATTATTGAGGCAGTCTATCTTGTAGTGTGCATCTTCTATCTCAGCTTCGTATCTCTTTAGAAGCGTTCTAAACAAGTTATCATTCATTAAAATCCTCCTTTGTAATATTAACGTTTGCTTGTTCTTTTTCATCATGAATTAGGTCATGATAGCTGTCCAATCTTTTCAAAAACTTATGTTTCCAGCTCCTTAGTTCATGATCCGTGAACGAAAATTCTTGAAAAAATAAATCTGGCGTACATATCATGATAATACCTTTACGAATCATGGATCCATAAACATAATCATGAGCCATAGCATACGCTGCAATCTGTAAATAATAATCTTCTATCCAATCTTTATTCTTAGGTTTATTAGATTGTTTAAAATCAATAATAGTTTCTACCCCATCATGTAGACATACGAGATCAGTAGACCCAGCATACAACCCAGGATAGTGTAGCATGATCTCACTA